AATGGATATAGAACCTGATTGCATATCAATACCATTAGAACCATCTATTCTTACAACACCTGTTCCATTTGGTGTAAGTGCTATATTACCATTAGATGTAGATACTAGACCATTACCATTTACATCTAAGTCACCACCTAATTGTGGAGATGTATCTGCTACAACATCTGTTATACCACCAAGACCTGATGATAATGTTGCAAGTGTAATCTTTTTTAGTCCACTAGCACTTGCATCATGTAAAAGTAATGTATCATTAGATGTATCTAAAGATGTTTCTGCAGATTGTCCACTAATAACATTTGCATTTAACATTGCAGTTTCTACTGCACTATTAGCAATAGTTACTGCACCATCAGATGCTATAGTAACATCACCTGATACTGCTACAGGATTAAAGTTAGTTCCATCTGCAACCATGATGTGACCACTTGTATTTGTACCCATAGTCAAGTCATCACCTGATATGGTTAAGTCACCTGCTATTGTTGCATTAGCTCCTGAGAAAGTTAAAGCAGTTGTAGTTCCTGATTTAATTATTAAGTTGCCTGATGTATTTGTTAATGAACCAAAAGTTGTTCCACCATCCTTTAAGAATACATCTCCACCATCTGCATCAAGAACAATATCATCTGCAGTATCTAATATTAAGTCACCTGTATCGTTTACGATGTAAGAGTTAGTTCCACCATGATATAAGTTTAAGTCCTCACCTGCACCTATTGTTAATCTACCTGAAGAACTGTCTCCTGTTAAATCATCTGCATCTGCATCTGTGTCAATTTTAAGAAGACCACCTGATGTAATGTTAGATGTTCCATTATCAATATTGCCAAAGCCTGATGTAATAGAACCACTGTCTAAAGCACCAACTGTTGTTACATTTGATAATGTATCTAGTGCAGATTCAAAATATGTCTCAAAATCAGTTAAAGCAACTTGCTTCATTGTTCCTGCATCATTGACAATAACTCTATCTGCGTCTGCTAGTGTAGTGCTAGTTGCAGATGTATCACCATCAATAATATTTATTTCTGCAGCAGTGGCAGATATTGCAGTTCCGTCATAGTTAATAGAATCTAAGTAGGCTACACCATCAATGTATATATCTTTCCATTCTTTACTAGATGAACCTAAGTCATGTGTATTATCATCATCAGGTACAATGTCAGAATCTACCTCTCCACCAAATACAATATTATCTGTATCGGCATCACCGAGAGTTAATGTACCACCATTAAAGGTAGTTGTTCCTGTTACTGTAAGATTGCCACCTATACCTAAGTTGCCTGATATGTCTGCATTACCATTTATATCAATGGTTGTTGCAGCTATTTGTATTTCTGTATCTGCTACTAAATCTAATTGTCCATCGGTAGATGAATTGATGTATATTGCTGTGTCTCTGAATTGTAACTTCTCTGTAGAAGCGACAAGTATGTCATCACTAAATTCAAAATAATCCTCGTCTTCTTTCCATGTTAAAACACCATCTGATGTATTACCATCAAATGTGACTGCTATATCATTACCTGCACTGCCATCACCTATTGTAATTGCAGTTCCAAGTAATTTAGTAATAGGACCACCTTCGGCAGTTGTACCATCGTGGGTATGCCCTGTACTTGCTGCGAAGGCAGCTAATAACTGATTAAACTCATCATTACTGTGAGCAGCAGTTATTATGTCTCCGTCAGTAAACGTTGATTGTCTAGTGTATGTAGCTCCCATTTATCTTCTTGCTCCTACTTGATATTCTAATCCAAAACCTCTTAACGCATATGGTGCAGAAGTTCCGTTGTCGTTAACTCTAAGTGCGACAGTAAATCCTGAACCCTCTACAGACTGTCTTAATAAAGGCTCTGTCTGTCCACCATACGTTGCAGTTCCATATGTAGCACTTCCATATACTGCTACAATATCTTCTGCAGATAGTGAGTATGCTGCAGGTCTTGGTGTATCAGGGTCTTCATAATCATATCTTAAAAATAAATCTGCATTAACTGAAGACTCAGGTTTATAACTCACAAGAACACGTTGCATATGTTTACGTATTCCTGCATCACCAAAACTTAAATCAGGACTTCTATACTTACCATCTATAGCAGTTCCATCAAAATCGTTACCACTCTCTTGTTGGTATACAAAGCCATCAAATCCACCATGTATAACAGTTGTGCCTGTTGTGTCTGTAAAGGTAGATGTTGATGAAGGCTTAATTCCTTTTAACTTAGCAAACTCAAATGTTTGTCCTCTTAAAGAACATATAGCTCCCTCTGTTAAACTTTCTAATATACTAGTTTTAGAAAAGAAAACTCTATATTGAGTTTTGTTTGGTATTACAACAGAAGTAAAACTTGTTGCAGTAGCTATATTGCTATTAAAAAGAGGTTGTACGTTTGCACTTATAGTTCCTAATTCAACGTCACCAATTCTTGCAGTACCCGCTATAGTACGTAATCCATCAGGTGCTAGAAATATTAAGTCACCTGCAAATTCCTGTATAGTCTGTCCATTTACACATCCTATGTTTCTCGTTACAGGAGTAACTGCAAAATTAGAACTTGATGTTCCTGATAATTTAAATATCCTGTTTTCACAAAAAATAAATAAATCTTCTCGGAAAACTTTCAGACCTACTATGGTATCATCTACTTTTATACTACCTGCACCAGTACCTGTAGTAAAATCATCTTCATCAAAAGGTATACTAAATACTATTTCTTGTTTGTTACTTGACATTCCTGCGTAGAACATATGGTCCTTAAATGCCTTAACAAACTTTGCACCTGTTACTGCAGTGCTTACTTCTCCACCACCACCTGAAGATACATCTGTTGCACTAAACGATGTATTAAATACTGTTGGTGCATTATTGCCATCTGCAACTATAAACTTATCATTACCATCAAAGTTAAATATTTCAAAGTCATACACACCTGCACTTGTTCTTCCTGTATCTATCGCAGTCCAAGAATTGTTACCTGCAGTTGCAGTAAATATTTTTTCTCCTCTTGCAGCTACAATCTTGTCATTAAATTTTATAGATAATAAAACTGCTTCTGTTGAAGCACTTGTCTGTGGAACTATGTTCGTAACAAGTTTACTAAATCCATTTATTCTTCTGTAACCACCCTCTATATCAGGTTCAAAGTTTTGTAGTTCTAATGCCTCACCCGGTTGCATAGCAAACGTTGATTTATTTAAAACTAAGCCACCCTGTAGAGGAAAGTTTACAGGTGTTACTTGTGATGCGTCAGGCATTAGTTTAACCTTGCGTTAAGTGTATTTGCTCCGTATGTCCCTGCTCTTGGTATATAAGTAGAACGCACATATTGAAATTTATTAACTAGTAAGGTTTGCATATTTTTTATACCTTGTTCAAACCTTTGAAAGTTTAATTGATATTGTGCAGTCTCACCTCTATACTGATAAACAAAAGCAGTAGCACCATCTATTATAACTGCATCAAATCTTTCAGGTATGCTTGTTGTATCGGTTGATGCAGACATATCAGATGGAAAAGTAAAATGGTCAAATTTAATTGAATATGACCTGTTTGGAAAAGGGTATAATAAATAATTATTATCAGGTGTTCTGACTACGTGTTCAGGCACACCTCCTTGATCAAATTGTGCTACAGTCACACCACTTGCATGAGATGAAGCAGTAGTGCCACCTGCACCTCTTGTGCATCCTGTAAATGTAGTGCTTGAACCTATTGCAGTATATGTTATTTCTTCATTACCTATATATAAAGTACCACTAGAATCAAAACCTGATGTACTAGCAACTGTTATTGTTTCTACACTATCTGTGTGAGTTGTGCTAGTTGTAGTTGTATTTATTTCATCTTCTTGGTCACTAACAGCATTAATATACTCATTGTAATCTAGTTGAGACAATCTATAGCCTGAGTTACCTAAATCACTATCTTTTACAATTCTAAATGTATGATAATCCACTGTCTTAGCAGAAGTGGGTATACTATATCTAACCACACCTGCAGTTAAAGTTTTTGTTTCTGTTGAATGATTAAACGGATAATTAAATTCTCTTTGATTAATATATCTCACAGCCTCGTTGACTGCATTTTGTGCCTGAACTTGTATGCCTCTAGCAGTAGCAAAAGTTGTAGAAGTAAGTTGTACCTCATTTAATCGTGCTAGAGTTTTATTTGTAAGATTAAGAAAAGTTCCTGACATTTGTAATTCCTAAGTGTAAAGAGGAGCAAGTTGCCCTGCTCCCCTAAATAGTTATGCTAACTGGTCTCTATCAACATCAGTAGGCTTATCGTCTAATCCATGACCTGCTAAATCAATAACAGTTGCATAGACTCTAAGTCTTCCTGTTGCTGGAGCAGCACCTGCAATCTTACAATCAATAGTGTCTGTAGTAGTTACAAACTGAGTGTAAGTTGAAGCTGCACTTCCTACAATAGTATTGGTTTGACCATTAGTTCCTGCTGCACAAAAACCTGTAGAGGTTATATCTGCACCATCAATAATGTCATCACCTGCTGCGAAGTCCATGTCAAGAGTACAACTTGAAGTAAATGCACTCATTACTTCTGCACCTGCGTTTAGGACTAAAGTATTTGCAGGGATTTCTAACACCTGAAAGATGTCTCCATCTGCAAAACTTCCACCTGCTGCTACTAATGCATCAATATCAAGGTAAGCCTCAATATTTTTCATGACATTAGCGTTCTTAGCTGATGGCATAGCCACAATAGAGTCGGAAGATACACCAGTGGTGTCTTTAGAAGTTAAATCATAAGTTGCCATTTATACCTCCCTACGCTACGTTATACTTAGCAGTAGTGATTGCTTCAGGGCGAAGAATCTTTCTGCCATACATATGCATACCACGAACAATATCAGCGAAAGAGTCAGGGTCTCTGTATGTCTCTGTCTTATTGATTTGCTCTGCAGTAGCTACTGCTGAACTATGTCCTGCAACAATAACTCCGTAGTTAGAGTTTTGGTTTGCTGAACCTGATGTTCCCGGTCCTGTTCCAACTGCAGGTAAGTTATTTGACATATATACGTCAAATCCGTGTATCTTTCCTACAGATAGACCTGCTCTTAATCCACCTGATTCACCGAAGTCACCATTTAAAAGTCTTGAATCTTCATCTTTTAAGACTTCAATGAAAGTTGGATGTAGAACTAACCATCTACCATCAGTGTCTACAAACTGTGTATCTAACAATCTTGCCATTCTAGCAATTACCTGTAAAGGAGTTGCTGTAGCAGTTGCTTGAGCAGTTGCACCACCTAGTCTTGGAGCTATTGGAATAGAGTGGTCTCCTGCACTACTTGTAGTAATGTTTCCGAAGTCACCCTTCTTTAGCTTCATGCTAGTTAACAATTCATCAGAACCTGCAGTTGATACTGCTTTAGTTCCATTAACTGTAGTGTTTGCACTATCAGCTACTGAATTGATTGAGGATTGCGTGAATCCTGACAAATAACCAAGTACGTCTTGGTCATAGTTATCTTTCAGTCTGTAACCTGCTCTGTCACTTGCGAGTTGAGAGAAGTTTACGTGACTGTGAGCCTCTTCAATATCGTCTATCTTGAAAGCAAAATAGTTTGCTTTGTCAATAGTCAATGTGAAGTCCTCATCGTCAAGGTCTTGAGGTTGCACGTTAGCACCTCTAGCATATTCCTTAACAGTGATTTCTGGCTCTTTTATTATTTTTACGGAATCACCCATGTTGGCAATCTCACCAAAGTAATCTGAATTGGTGATATTTTCAACAACGGAGTTCTTCCTGAAGGCTAACTGAACCTGCTTAGAGTAAATAACTGGGGAGAAATTACCATTAGGCAGATTTCCGTAACCTGCTGCAGTTTTAAATGCCATTTTTATCTCCATTGAAATAAACAAATGTATACGTTTAGTTATATAACTACCTAAAGTATACGACAGATTTACTCGTCATCGGCTAATAGTATTTGAGGTTGTGCGTTTAGTAGCTATTTAAACACAGGCTCATACCATCAGGTAGGCTTTCAAGTTTAATATTTATGTGAGTTGTCCACGTGGAGAGGTCACACTTTTAGTTAACATTAGTTATATTCATAAATAACTGTTTGTCAACCATTTTATCTAGCTGAACCAGATAAATCGTATATAAAGTTACCTGAACGTATCGCATCCATTATGATGTCTGATTGCTTTTCATATTCATCTGCAGACATCTTTTGTACGTCAGACTCTAAAATCTTTGTAGCTTTTCCTTCAACATCAGGAACAGACTTTTCAGCTTTCGCCTTAACTTCCGTAGCAGCACTCTTATTACTCTTGCTCTTAACTTTAGCACTAATTCCCTTGTCTGCTTTGTATAAGTCAATAGCTCTTGCTGCCGACCTTGCATCTTCACTATTTTCATATAAAGCGTCTTGCACCCATTTTGGTTGTTCTTCTGCCCATATATGAAAATCATCACTTTCTCTTATTTCTGCAAAATCAGGATGTATTTTAAGCAATTCTACTTCTGCTCTTTCTTTTGCAGTTTTTGCATTTAGTTCATCAATCTCTTGTAACTTTTGATTGATTGACTCAG